GAATACGAGATGACCAAACAGGATGCGGGCGAAAATATGCATTCCATCGAAGATTTATCAACATTAGCGGAGTTATTGACAAATGATGAAAACACAGACGATTGATTGGCAGAAATTCAGTCCAAAGCATAAACACTATATCAAGCAGGCGCTAAAATACCGCATGTGCGTGGCGGAGGGCGCGATCAGGTCAGGAAAGACTATCGATCATTGCATTATCGCTGCAATGTATCTGGAGAAATGCCCCGACAGGATACACCTTGCCAGTGGTTCCAGCGTTGCCAACGCGAAGATGAACATTGGCGACTGCAACGGCTTCGGGCTAGAGTATTTGTTCCGCGGGCGCTGCCGGATGAGCAAGTACAAGGACAACGATGCCTTGTACATCCACACCCAGACCGGCGAAAAGATTGTTATTTTTGCCGGTGGTGGCAAAGGAAACAGTTATAAGAAGATCCTTGGAAATAGTTACGGCATGTGGATAGCGACTGAGGTGAATGAGCATTTCGACAATGAGGACAGCCGGATCAGCTTCCTGAAAGTTGCGAACGGCCGGCAGACTGCCGCGAGGTGGCCGTTTACGCTGTGGGATTTAAACCCGAATCACCCTGAGCATTATATATACAAAAATTACATCGACCTGTACAAGGAAACCATGGGCGGCAGATACCTTCACGAGGTTTTCACCATGGCGGACAACCTGAGCATATCCCCAGAACGGCGGGCAGAAATCGCCGCGCAATACGCTGAAGGTTCGGTGTGGTACCGCCGGGACATCTTAGGTGAGCGCGTCGCAGCCGAAGGACTTATTTATCAGCAATTTGCGGATAACGAAGATGATTACCTGATGGACCTGACGGACGGATATTTGCGAGATGTGGAGTTTGCGGTAGTCGGGATTGACTTTGGTGGCACGAAGTCATTGACTACATTTGTGGTATCTGCCATACATCGAAATTATAGCAAAGTGACGGCAATTGCTGACCATCACATCAAGGGCGGCAAGGGTGATATAGATGCTGAAAGGCTGTGCCGAGAGTTTGTAGGGTTTATCCAGCGGATAAGAACAAAGCATCCGCATCTGTATATTAAATACGTGTTTGCCGACAGCGAAGCCCAATACCTGATAAATAGTTTGAGGCTGGCTATCCGCAAAAATTGCTTAGATCTGGAAATTGGAGATAGCGCAAAATATCCGATTGTTGACCGGATTATTGCCGGAAACACCATGCTGAATACGGGCCGACTACTAATTGCAAGGGAATGCAGCTTAGTGCGAGGCGGGCTAAGGTCTGCATTGTGGGACAAGAAGAAGGTCGACACAAGACTGGATAACTTCAGCACCGACATTGATATTATGGATGCATTTGAATACAGTTGGGAGCGGTTTATTAAGAGATTGTGCCCGCTAATGGGGAAGGGTAAGTAATGGACATAAAACAAGTAGTGGAAAAGCTGAATAAGCAATTGGGAACGAATATCAAAACAGATTACTATACCCACATTGAAGAGTGGCGTCAGTGGTGGGCTGGCAACGTCAAGGCTTTCCACATATTCAACGAGACAACAGACACTGGGCGGAAGAAGGAACGCAAACTATACACCATGAAAATGGCAAAAAAGGTTTGTGAGGACTGGGCTTCGTTTCTGTTGAACGAAAAAACAAAGATCAGCCTCGAGGATGATGTGAGTTCGGAGTTCCTGCAGGGCAAAGAGGAAGATTACGGAACCGGTGGCGTGTTCGGCGGTGTGAATTTTTGGACGGAAGCAAATGCCCTGGTGGAAAAGGCGTTCTATTCCGGCACCGGCGCTTTCGTCATGAAGCTGGATGAATTGCCCGTAAGCGAAACTGGCACGGTGTTGAAATCCGACAAAACCAGAATACGCCTCGAATACTTGCCAGCCATGTGCATACTTCCGCTTACCGTGAAGTATGGGAAAATAAAAGAAGTGGCATTTGTTTCTGAGACCATGGAGCGGGGTAACAGTTACGTATACGCGGAAACGCACACATTGGAAAACGAGTTGTATGTAATTCGAAACCAGTATTACAAGACCACAGACGGCGCGCTGACAGAGGCGCCGCTACCGGATGGTGTGGCGGGGCAGATCAACACAGGGAGCCCAAACCCGTTCTTCGCCATTATCAAGCCAAACATTGTGAACGTATACGACAATAGCATGGGGCTAGGTTGCTCTGTGTATGCAAATGCGGTAGACAACCTAAAAGGTGTTGATATTGCATTTAATAACTTTGTGCGTGATTCGTGGCTTGGCGGGAAAAAGGTTTTTTATAACCAAAAATTGACAAAAACAGAGATAGACGAAGACGGAAACCGCATCCAGTTAACTCCTGACGATGTGCTGCAGCAATTATTCGTTCCTGTTGGAGACGAACTCATTGATGACAAGAAGCTGATTCAGGAGTTCAATCCAGCATTAAGGGTTGAAGATAATCGGGAGGCAGTGCAAGCGCAGTTAGATTATCTGTCCTTCAAGTGCGGCATGGGCGCTAAGCACTATCAGTTCCATGCCCCGGCGCAGGCGATGACCGCGACGCAATACGTGGGCGACAAGCAAGAATTGAAGCAATACGCTGCAAAGCATGGGATTATTGTTGAAAGAGCCTTGCAAGAAATCGTAAGGGCGATTCTCTGGGCTGGTAAAAACATAATGGGCGAATCAGTAGACCCGGAGACGGCGATCACTGTTGAGTTTCCGGACGGATATATTGTCAGTGACGAAGAAAAGCGCAAGCAGGACAAAGAGGACGTCCAGGACGGGTTGATGATGAAATGGGAGTATAGGATGAAGTGGTATAACGAAACTGAGGAGGACGCAAGGAAAGCAATAGAAGAGAATGCGCAAACGTTCGGCGGTTTTAAGTACCCACCGGGAGAAGGTGAAGAATAATGCTCACGTTCCGGCAATTAGATGACCTGCCGGCGGCGGTTGTTGAGATTATGGCGGAAGCCGAACAATCCGTAATTAATGATATGGCCCGGCGCATTGCCAATATGGAAATGATTACAGATGCAACGCATTGGCAAATACAGCGCCTTGAGATGATAGGTACATTGCAAAGAACGATCATCAAAGAACTATCGCATGCTTTAAACATCACCGAGCGGCGATTATGGGAAATATTCGACGAAGCCTCAACCCGGACGCTTGCGAGTGATAATAAGGCTTTTGTGTATCATGGATATAACCCCATCCCGCTAAGCGCAAATTCGTGGCTACAGCAGATCATTGCTGTCGGGCTGAATAAAACCTTGGGTGAGTTCAAAAACTTAACCAGAACCACCGCCAACACGGCCACGCGGCAATTTGAAAAGGCCCTGGACTTAGCGCACATGCAAATTGTAACCGGCGGCATGGATTATCAGAGAGCCATAAAAAACGCCATCTACGGGTTGGCCGGCAATGGGCTTGAGTCTATTCGCTATCCCTCTGGCCATGTCGATTATTTGGATGTGGCAACCCGGCGGGCAACGCTGACCGGAGCAAACCAAACGGCAGCGGAGATCCAGCTTGCTAATATGCAGCAGATAGGGACGGATTTAGTAGAGACGACCGCACATCCGGGCGCAAGGCCAACACATGCGAAGTGGCAAGGGCAAATATTTTCTATCAGTGGAACGCACCCGGTGTATCCAAGTTTTAGAGAAACTACAGGATACGGCACGGGACCGGGTTTGTGCGGTTGGAATTGCCGACACTCATTCTTTCCGTTCTTCGAGGGGCTTTCTGACGAAGCTTATCCTCATGACAAAAGAAGAGAATACAATACTGCTACGGTAGACTACAATGGCGAGAAAATAAATCTCTACGATGCCACGCAGCAGCAGAGATATCTCGAACGAAAAATCCGGGAATGGAAGCGAAGATTAAGCGCAAGCGAAGCCGCTGGGCTGGATACTGCCAAGGAAAAGCAAAAGGTCAGGCAGTGGCAGGCTGTACAACGCGACTTTATCAATCAAACGGGATTAAGACGTGATTACTTCCGGGAAAGAGCCGGAAAGCAGCTCGTAAATTAATGTATTGAATTTCAGGAGGAAACAACCATGACGCGCATCAACATCTTGTCAATAATTTTAACACTGTGGCTAGGGATCAGCATCTTCAATAGCATCCACGAAATGAAGTACAGAAAAAAGAATTCGGAGGCATACACAAGAAGCTTGGATGCGGCGAAGAGAAAATGCGAGGCAGAGGAGAAACGCATACTTCTTGAAATTGATGCTAAGTACTAAGAAGTAAAACTGAGAGCGCATAGCTCTCTTTTTTAATACAAAAAATCGACCGCAAAGTCGTGAAAACTAAGAACCGCACGGGGTGGCGATACCTCGATAACAAAGCGTAGCGGATAGAAAGGACAAGTATGGAAAGAAAATTTTTGGAAGATTTAGGACTCGAAAAAGAAGCAATCGACAAGGTTATGGAGGAAAACGGGAAGGATATTAAAGGCCTGCAAAAAAAATCCGACGACCTCACCACTGAACGGGATAGCCTAAAAACCCAGTTGAGTGAAGTTGTGACTAAACTGGACGCTTTCAAGGGCGTTGATCTGGATGCGAAAAACCAAGAAGTCGAAGACCTAAAAGCCACCATTGCCGCAAACGAAGCAACCTACAAGCAGCAGATTGCCGACCGAGATTTCAGCGACACTATCAAAGGCGCAATCTTTGAAGCCAAGGGCAAGAATGAAAAGGCCATCATGGCGTTGCTTGACATTGAGGCTCTGAGAGGCAGTAAGAACCAGAAAGATGACATTGCCGCAGCCATTAAGGCGGTGAGCGAGTCTGACACGTACTTGTTCGGCGAAGCAACTGGAGCACAAACCACCACTACGGTGAGCACTGGCGGTGGACACACGGAACCCGGCGACATCAGCGCAGACGCATTTTTAGCTGCCGCAATGAAGGGTGCCGGGCTTAAAGCAGGAAAGGAAGGTAATTAATAAATGGCAAACACAATTGAACTTGCAAAAAAATTTCTCCCCATCATCGATGGGACTTACAAAGCGGAATCCGTAACAAACGGTATGGACGCAGCGACACAGGCAGACTTCACAGGTGTAAATGAAGTGAGGGTTTTAGAAGTAAGCACGACTGGGCTTGGTGATTACAGCCGTGAAAACGGG